TGAACAACAACCTGATTCCCGTGAATAAACCCCGCTGTCCGTTCCACGACTACCACCGCGACGGACAGATGCGCACGGACGGCAATTACGGAGCGACGATCCCCTACCAGCCGAACAGCTACGGCGAATGGCAGGACAGCCCGAACCTGAAAGAACCGCCTTTGGAGGTGAACGGTGCCATCTACAATTACGACGAACGGGAACTCGACAGCGACTATTTCACCCAACCGGGCAAGCTCTGGCGGCTGATGTCGGCCGAAGACCAACGGGCGACGTGCGAGAACACGGCCCGCGCGATGGGCGACAGCGCCCTCTTCATCAAACAGCGGCACGTGCGCAACTGCTCCTACGCCGATCCCGAATACGGCAAAGGCGTGGCGAAGGCATTGGGTATCGACTATGAGGAAGCCCTGAAAGCGGAGGACCCGGCACACCCGACGTGGGATCCCCGCAACAAAAAGTGATTCGCAGCAGACGCACCGAAAGGAGGTTCCTCCATTTCGTTAAGATCGCTACAAAATCCCGGATGAATATGTATTCATCCGGGATTTTACGCAATACGTCCTCTTCACCCTGTCCGAACGCCCCGCAAAACAAGGCCCGTCCGGCACGAACGGCCCGACGCGAAAAGCCTCATACGATGGGATCGATGACGCCTCCGCCTCCGCCACTCTTTCCGGCTCCGCAGGCTTTCTCCCCTCGACAACGATACTTCGAAAAATGCCAGCCGACACCTTGCTCCCGGCGACAACATCGACAGGCCGGTCCGCACAAGCGGATCGGTTTCCTTGCAAGAGGCAATCAAGGACGGTATTCCAGCATCGTTCCGGGACATTGGACATACCTTTACGGGGTCTTGGCCGGCTCCGTAAAATACAATGCCGGACTGCGATCCCGCACTTTCGGGAGCCGCAATCCGGCGCTGCGAATTTCAAAAGGCACTATGCCTGCGGCGTATCGTCGCCGCCTTTATTGCGATTACGGTTGCGATTTCGGTTACGACGACGCCCCCGGTCCCGGCTGCCGCGATTACCCTCGCCACGACCTTCTCCGTGGCGGGACTCCACATTCGCAGCCGCGACGACACCTTCTGCAGGTACCGGACCGGCACTCTTCGCACCGTCGCGTCCACGGCTCCGACCACGTCCCCCGCTGCG